AGTTATTCTGATTATCCTGATAGTGTTAAGAACAACGCTAAGGCGGTATTGAAATATGTAGAAGAAAATGGATGGGGTTCTTGTGGAACACCTGTGGGTAAACAACGTGCTAATCAACTTGCTAATGGTGAACCTATTAGTTTAGAGACAGTAAAAAGAATGTATAGTTACTTATCAAGACATGAGGTAGATTTAGAAAGTTCAAAAGGATATGGTGATGGATGTGGTAAATTGATGTATGATAGTTGGGGAGGAAAGTCAGCGTTAAGTTGGGCTAAGTCTAAGATTAATCAAGCGGAGAAAATGTCTAAACAATACTTCCAAATTGATAGTGAAGAAAAGAGAATAGTATTAGGACCAGCAATGGTTCCTGATCAAAAGATATTTAGAAAGGATGCAATGGGTAATCCATATTACGTATTTTTTACATCTGATACAATTAGAATGATTGCGGAAAAGTATATGAAGAATCAATATACACGTAACAATGATTTGATGCACGATGGTAAAGCGGTAAGAGATGTATATGTAATTGAGTCTTGGATCAAGGAAGATGAGAACGATAAGTCAGTAAAATATGGTTATGGTGATTTACCTGTTGGAACTTGGATGGTTGCAATGAAGATCGCTAAGACACCAAAAGGTGATGAGGTATGGAACCAAGTTAAGGAAGGTAAATTAAACGGATTTAGTGTATCAGGATTCTTTGAGGAAGTTCAAGCGTTCAGTAGAGAAGAAATGTTTTTATATAAGGTTGCGGAGATATTGAAAAAGTATTAATGGTAATAATCACTTATATCTATATATATAAGTAGGAATAAATAAAATAAAATAAACGTAAATTATGTCAAATTCAAAAAGTGCTATTCAAGAGATTAAATCCCTTATGGTACAATTTGGTTTCTTGAAAAATGAAGAAACTGAAATTGTAAAAGAGATTTTTCTTGACGCAAAATTGATTGATGGTACAGAAATTAAAGTGTCAGGTGACGGTTTAGTTGAAGGTGCTAAAGTTATGGTTGTTACTGCTGAAGGTGAAATTGTTGCACCAGATGGCGTACACGAACTTGAAGATGGTACTAAAGTTGAAACTAAAGAAGGTATTATTGCTAAGATTGAAGAAATGTTAGAAGAACCAGAAATGGAAAAACCTAAAGCTGAAGTTGAGATTGAAGTGTCAAAAGAAGAAAAAATGGAGTCAGAAGTGGTTTCATTATTAAAAGACCTTGTAGTTAAGTTAGGTGAGAAGATCGCTTCACTTGAAGGTAAGGTTGAAGGAATGAGTGCTGACTTTAATGCATTCAAAAAAGAACCAGCAGCTAAGAAAATAGCTGACGGTAAAACTGAAAAGTTTAATAAAATGGATGACTATATGGATTCTAAATTAGAAACCATTGCAGCATTAAGAAAAAACAATAAATAAGTAAAAACAAAAATCAATAAAATTATGAAAATTTTATCAAGAGAACAATTCGCATACGACGTTGCATCTATCGGTGGATACGTAGATCAAGTTGGTGGAGAATTACTTTCAAAAGCGTTAATCGGTGGTACTACTGCTCGTTACGCAAACGTACGTTTAGGTATTAAAGGTACACAAGCATTGAATTTATTAAATTCAGTTGCTTATTTCAATGACGGTGCTTGTGGATGGGAACCATCAGGTACAACTACTTTCTCTCAAACAAACATCACAACTTGTCCTGAGAAGTATAACGAAGCATTATGTTACAAAGATTTGTATGATACATACCAATCAATGTTAATGGCACCAGGTCAAACATCTGAAACAGTTCCATTTGAACAACAAATTGCTGACTTAAAAGTTAAACAAATTCAACAAAGAATTGAACAACAATTATGGCAAGCAACTACAGGAACTTCTTGTTTTGCTGGTTTCAAAACATTAATCTCTACAGGTACAACAGGTGTTGCTAACTCAAGTGGTGTAACTTTCTCAAGTTCTGCATCATACGGTGTAAGTGGTAACCCAATTACTGAAGTAGATAAATTGATCAACGTATTAGATGACAATGCTATGTCTCGTGAAGATTTAGTAGTATTCATGTCTTATGTTAATTTCCGTCTTTATGTTCAAGCGTTAACACGTGCTAACTTCTTCCAAAACTACATCAGTTCAACTGATATTACAGGAATGATGGAAGCTACACATCCTAACACAAACGTTAAAATTGTTCCAACTATTGGTTTGAATGGTTCTAACCAAGTTGTTATCGGACCACGTGAGTATATGGTTGTAGGTTTTGACTTATTGTCTGACCACGAGAAATTGGTTATTTGGTATTCTAAGGATTTTGATGAGTTAAGATTACGTGCAAACTACAACTACGGTGTAACAATCGCTACGTTTGGTTCAACTGCATATTTCGCAACAAACAACTTAGCTTAATTTCTATAAAAAACTGAGGGGGTGAAAGTCCCCCTTATTTAAAAATAAACAAAAAATAAAATTATACATATATGTCATGTTATATATCTTCAGGAGTTGACTTAGGTTGTTCTGATGGAATAGGTGGTATTAAAAGTATTTGGGTTTTAGGTGTAACAGGTCAAACTGGTGCCTCAATATCAAGTATAGGCTATTCAGGTTCAACAGTAACTGGTAGTACATATTCACCAACTGATGCAATTATCACAGGTGTTACAGGTACAGGTGGTTGGTACAATTTTCAATTGAAAAGAAATACTTCATCACTTTCTCAAAATACTACAAAGAACTTTGAAAATGGTACTATTTTCTGGGAACAAGTTTTAACTGCTGTTCTTTACAAATACGATCAAGATAAAAGAAACCAATTATTATTATTAGGTCAAAATGATCAAATCCAAATTATCGCACAAGACCAAAATGATACTTTCTATTATTTAGGTCAAGTAAACGGAATGTATTTATCAGGTGGTTCAGCTGCTTCAGGTACTGCATTCGGTGATAGAAATGGTTTTGAGTTAATCTTTACAGGTCAAGAATCTCAACCAGCTAACACTATTAATGCAGCTTCAGCAGCCGCTTTAGAAGCATTATTAAGAGTAGGTACTTTTGGTGTAAATTAGGAATCGTAGGTCTTTCGGACCGAATTTTCTATATCTCTAATTCTAATAGAAAGAGGGTCTAAGGACCCTTTTTTTTATGCTATACCAATTCAAAATGGTTTTTTTTATATTTACTTATATAGGATAAGAATATGATTTATTTAAACAAGGGTCAAGAAAATTCGTTAGTGTTGAATATCAACAATAATAGTCGTAATACCTTTACTGGTTATACGTTAGAGTTTACACATATTATGAGTAAGGAAGTAAAAACCTATTCAATTAATACTAGTGATCCTGCAGTGTATTTCCAAAACATTCGTTATTGTGAAATATTATTACAATTAAATATTAATGACTTAAATTATTTGGGTGAATATATTTTAAACATATATGGTCAACCTGATGATGAATTGGTTTATACAGGTATATCTATTTTAGAAGGTACTGAAGCAGGTTCAGGATTTACACAATATATATCACCAAATGAGGATAACCACAACTATATTTATATACAAGATTAATTATGAGTGAAATAAAAAAATACGACTTAAAGAGAATAAACTTTGACCGAGCATCGGTTCCTGTTTTTTCTGAAGTTTTACAAAGATACCCTTGGGTATATTACGGAGATACAAACCTTTTACCTCAATACTTTATTGAGTTATATGACAACTGTGCAATACATAAGGCGGTGATTACTTCAAAGGTAAATCAGATTATGGGTGATGGTATTGTGTCATTAAACAATCCAATGGCTACAGTAAATTTAGTTAATCCAAGTGAGAATGTATCTGATGTAATGAGAAAATGTGCATTGGACTTTATGATGTTTGGTGGATTTAGTTTACAGATTATCAAAACAAGAGATGGTAAGGGTATTGCTGAGATTTATCATTTAGACTTTAGTAGAGTACGTAGTGGTAAATTAAATGAGGAAGATAAGATTGAAAGTTATTTCTATTCACCACATTGGAAAGATACAAGAAAGTATCCACCACAAGAATATCCTGCATTCAATATGGATAGTAAAGGTGATACACAAATTTACTATTATAAGACATATGTTCCATCTATGAGTTATTATCCTGTACCTGATTGGTCAGCGGGACAAAGATCAATAGAGATTGATATTGAGACTAAGAACTTCCATATGAACAATTTACGTTCAGGAATGGTTCCAAGTTTGTTTATCAATATGAACGGAGGAATACCAGGTGAAGAAGAACAAAGAGTATTAACAAGAGCGTTAGAAGAACAATACGCAGGTACAGATAATGCAGGTCAAGCAATTATATCTTTCAACGAAAGTAAAGATACCGCTCCTGAGATTATTCAAATACCTCGTAATGATAATGACAGTTATTATCAAACTATGAACGATGATATTACTCGTTCAATTTTATCCGCTCATAGAGTAAGTTCAGCAGAACTTTTTGGTATTGCAACTGCGGGTAAATTAGGCGGTTCAAATGAGATTACAGAACATAGTGAATATTTTAGAAAGATGGTTATTCAACCATTCCAAAATTGTATGTTACCTGT